CTCTAGTAGCTAACCAATACTTTATGTGTGGTGTAAGTTCACATACCTCAAATATCTTCATCAAATGCGAATAAGATTGTATATCTCCAGAGTCAAACCAACGATGAAAAAGCCTTGATTTGTCTAGGTTTTTGTACTTTTGGGTAATAAGTTCTGCCATATAATCCACCCATTCTGGTAGTTCTATTGCTTGATATCTTTTTTCATACATAGCTTTTACAACTGGGAATACATAACAACCTTTACCTGCATAACATTTGTTACATATAGTACCATCAATTAGTGCTAACTTACTACCTGTTACACAATATTGTATTGGTATACCCCACGCATACGAGGGCATTTTACTAGGGTTTGATAGTGTGCCTATCTTTTTTTCTATATCTTTTATTTTCATAGTTTTCCTTTATTAATTTATACCAAAGAGTTTTATATTTAGGATCTTTAGTTTTATTATACATAACCGCTGCATTATCTATTTTAATTTGCATCAATATTTTATTTTTATAATTTTAATTCCAATTTTCTAATAGCAAATCTTAATTGTTCTTTTGTTATTTGTCCAGTTTTATATTTGTCTGACAATTTATTAAATAATTTTAATAAATAATCTTTTGTTGTACCTAGATGATCACATATTATTGAACATGCTTTGGTGTGAAACCAATTTCTAGATCGTTGTATGTCAGCCATAGTAAGATTAGTAGATACACTTAATTCAAATGCATCTTCCATTGTCTGTTGTATGATTGCTATAAGTATTTTTTCTTCAGGTGTTCTTTTTTTTGTTTCTGTAATTACTTTTTCCATAATAATTTTATATCATATTGTATGCACAAAGTCAATGTGTCGCATTGAATTTTTGTTAAAAATATGATATGATATCCTGTCAATGCAGGGGGGGTTAGTATATAATAAGACTAATTTTTCCAATTCTTTTTTCCTTTTAGGTATTCTAATAATTCTTTTCGTTTTTTTTCTTGTTCTATTTTATTAATAACATAGTAGGCAATGATTGCCCCAATTAATAGGGCAACCATATTAAATATAAACATACCTAAGCCATGATAGAATGTCACGCTACATTTCTCCCAAGGTTACTTAATGCTTTGTGATAAAAGAATACAAAGTGATCACTAGATACATATCTCTCTATCTCTGAGTCTCTTGCCTCATTACTTTTGACAGCATCCATAGTACTATTATTTATTCTGTAATCTTCATTACCTTTCTTACCAATTCTAATTGCTCTTTTGTTATGAGAACTATAATTAGTTAGGGCATTATATACATCATACAAAGTAGATTTATGTATATCTGTTTCTAAAACATTCTTTAATAAATTATATTTATTATCAGAACCATTAGAGAACTGTTTGAATATACTATCTACCTCACCACTCGATAGTGATAGGCTATTGTATACCTCAAACTTATCTTGCATCTTCTCAAATGTAAGACCAAGATGTTCTAATTTTAAAAAAGAATGATTGACATCAAAGTGAGTAGTATGTTTCTTAACTGTCTCACCTAGACTATCAAATGTTTTCATACCATTAGCACATATCAATCTTAAAAACATTGTTCTTATCTGATATACTATTGATGCATCATAACTAGATACAACCTCGATACCAAACTTTAGTTTATCATTTGGATTAGTTGTCATCGCATGCGGACTAAACTTACTACCATCGTCAAATAATATTCTTAATTTAAGATAGTTTAGATCTGGATGTACATTAAATTGTATTGTAGTATTAACTAAACCAATACCATATTTAAGTAATGCATCTGATAATCCATTAAGTATTTTAGCATAAGGTACTAGTTGATAATTAGAACCATGCAAATGTATTGCACGTTTATTATCTGTATCTACTACAGCCCATGCAGGTTTATTTAATTTAAAAAGAACTGGATCACTTACATAATGTATATGTTGTAGATCAACTTCAGTCGTTGCTCTATCATACATGTCTGAGTGATTGTCTTTTAATGTCTCAAGTAATGTGGACATATTTATCCTCCGTTGTTGGTTGGTTTATTAAGTCAGTAGTGTACTCGCCACAGTACTTATCTATAGGTGGTTCGCCGCACACTTAACTACATTCGTTGTAGATACTGACCAGTTATTTTATAGCACAAATAAATTTAAAAGTCAAATTACTTCTGTTCGGAGTCTTCAAACTTTTTATCATGAAGATCTTTTAATAACTTTCTTGTAAGTGGTGGGAATGTAACTTGATAGATACCTTGCTTATCTAGAAAACTAAACTTCATAGCTTTCTTACCTATTAGTAAATACTTTAGTCTATGGTTCATAGGTACATTTCTAAATTTATAACCATCTTTAATTTCTAGATCAGTAACTAACATATTTTTTTCGGGTGTAGTAGTTCTCTTCTTACCTTTCTTATAAAGTCTTTTACCAGTAACGCCATCAACTTGAAACTTTCTATCTTTAGTATCAAACTTCATTATTCTTTTCTCACCAATAACCTCAAATCTTTTTGGTTTCTTATAAAAAAAAGCACGACCCCTTTGTGCTTTGTATTTTGTTATCTCATCATCAACAAATAAATGTATCTCGTCTTGATGGAGTATAACTGTGTTCACATTTGTTAACATATTGCTCCTTATATTATTTGATTATTTTCGGGGTAGGTCATAGCCATAGTTCCTTATTTAAAAGTATACAAAGTCGTACACCTACCCCCCTTGATTGCAATCGGTGTGGCGCCCTTGCGATCAAGTTCTCACCAATACAAAAAAGGGCAACCAACTCTCGCTGATTGCCCTTAATTAGTATCAGATTATTTAGGTAATGTCAAATGATCAGATCATATACAATTAGATTTACTAATGTCATCTGACCAGTTGTGAGATTTATCTACGAACCAGATATAAGATTTAGTTGTCTTAATAAACTCACCATCATTTTCTTGCATACATTTTTTACCGACTAAAACTTGTTTATTAGCACAAGCCGTCATCGTTAAAAAGATGAATAATATCAATGCTATACGCATATTTCTCCTTTAGTTTGTTTTTAAGTTTAGCTTTAAATAAATCTCCCAGTCATTAGGATATTCGAATTGACAAGTATCAAATTTA